TTCTGCCGATGGGGTGACCGACTCCGCCTACAACGACGAGACCGGCTTCGTCACCGGGATGGCCTACGGTGAGGACGAAACCGAGCCCATGAGCGACGAGGAGTTCCGCTACATCGTCTTCCAGGCGATTGAGGACTCCCAAACCTACATCGACAGCTATCTGGCCCCAGAGCGCGAGCGGGCCATGGCCTACTACCTCGCCGAGCCGTTTGGCAACGAGGAGGACGGTCGCTCTCAAGTGGTGATGACGGAGGTGCGGGACACGGTCCTTGCGATGCTTCCGTCCCTGCTCCGAATCTTCACCGGCGGTGACAAGATCCTCGAGTTCGTGCCCAAGGAGGCCGAGGACGTAGCGGCTGCCGAGCAGGCCACGGATCTGGTCAACTATATCTTCATGCAGGAGAACCCCGGATTCCGCATCCTGCACGACGCTATGAAGGACGCCCTGATTCTGAAGACGGGCATCCTGACTTGGAGCGTCCAGCGGGACGAGCGGGTCGAGTACTACTCCTATTCTGGCCTTTCAGTTCCTGAAGCCAATCTGATTATGAATGATCCAGACGTGTCGGTTGACACGTATATGGAGTCATTCGACTCCCTGACCGGCGAGACAAAGATCGATCTGAGCATCCGCCGGATCACCTACACGCCCCGGTATGTCGTCGAGTGCGTGCCCCCAGAGCAGTTCCTGATCGACAACGAGGCCACAAGCCTCGACGACGCGATCTACGTTGGACGCCGCAAACTTGCCACAATCTCTGAGCTCGTCGCCATGGGTTACCCTCGCGACGTAATTGAGATGAATGCTGGCACCGGCGGTTTCGAGATGAACGGCGAAGTGATTGTCCGCAACCCTGCGGACCAGTCCTTCTTTGGCATCACCAGCACGACCGACGAATCAACCGACAAGGTTTTCTACGTCGAGAGCTACATCAAGATCGACAAGGACGGGGACGGCATCGCCGAGCTCCACAAGGTCTGCACGGTCGGCAACGGCTCCTACATCCTTCACGAGGAGGTGGTGCAGGAGATCCCGTTCGCCATTCTCGCTCCGGATCCGACGCCCCATACGATCTTCGGGCAATCGATCGCAGACCAGACGATGGATCTCCAGCTCATCAAGTCGTCCATCATGCGCAACACGCTGGACAGCCTGGCTCAGGCTATCCATCCGCGCACGCTCGTGGTCGAGGGTCAGGTCAACATCGACGACGTTCTCAACAACGAGACCGGCGCTGTCATCCGTGCTCGTAACCCTGGCGCGGTTGTGCCCTTCTCGACGCCGTTTGTGGGGCAGGCTGCTCTTGGCGTGATGGCGTATCTCGACGAGATCAAGACGCAGCGCACCGGCATCTCGCGGGCTTCGCAGGGGCTGGACGCTGAGGCTCTTCAGTCCACGACTCGCGCAGCGGTGCAGGCGCAATTGTCGTCATCTCAGGAGCGCATCGAGATGATCGCGCGCCTGTTTGCTGATGGCCTGAAACGCTGCTTCCAAGGGCTTCTCGGCCTCGTCATCCACCATCAGGACAAGAAGAAGATCATCCGCCTGCGCAACCAGTTTGTGCCGATCGATCCTCGTGGCTGGGACGCCTCGATGGATATGATTGTGAACATTGCGCTGGGTCGCGGCTCGGATGAGCAGCGCATGGCCTTCTTGCAGGTTATCGCCGGCAAGATGGAGCAGATCATTCAGCAGTACGGCCCGTACAATCCGCTGGTGGATCTTACCCAATATCGCGCGGCTCTTGCCCAGCAGATCCAGCTCGCCGGCTTCCAAGACCCCGCTCAGTTCGTCAAGGAGATCGATCCGGCGGCGGTTCAGGCGTTCATGCAGCAGATGGCTCAAGGTCAGAACAAGCCCGACCCGGCTCAGTTGCTGGCGCAAGTTGAAGCCGAAAAGATCAAGGCAGACATCCTGATCAACGCGGCCAAGCAGGAACTTGATCGCCAGAAGGCCGTTGCTGATTCGGACCTCAAGCGCGATCAGCTCTACGTCGATTCGGTTCTGAAGGCGGCTGAGATCCAAGCCAAGTATGGCGCTCAGGTCGATATGGCGATGATTAAGGGGGAGGTTGACCGGCAGCGCGCCGAGATCAACGCAATGTTCAAGACTGCTCAGGTCAGCGCGGTCCCCCAGCCTGACGGCTCGCAAGGGATGTAATGGCGACCTTTGAACAGGAAGAGATTTGGCGGTCTGCCCAGTCTCTCACATCAGCCAAGGCGACGGAGGAGGTTCTTCGCCGCCTTGAGTCAGACCTCATAGAACAGTGGAAATCGTCCGATCCCAAGGATCAGGATGTCCGAGACGATGCGTATCGGATGATGCGCACCGTTGCTGCGTTCAGAGCAAGTTTGCAGTCCCTGGCGGCTGAACCTCTGGTAATGCAGCACAACTCCCGCTTGAAGCGGACTTAACTATGAGGTAATTATATGTCTACGAACGAGCAATCGCAGCCCAGCGAACTCGGTCTTGCAGATGCTGCTGCTGCTATCGCCGCTTTGGACGCCCCTGAGGCGCAACCCGAACCGGAGAGAAAGGCAAAAGCTCCTGCCGAAGTCGAAGAGACAGAGGCATCGGCTAACACGGCTGAAGAGACAGCTTCCGACGAAGATGAGGCACCGCAGGACAGCGGGTCTTCTGAGGAAGAGGCAGCCGAAGAGGTCGAGGCTACTGATGATAGCCAAGAGGCCGAATCAGACGAGACGCTGGTCACCGTTAAAATTAACGGCAAGGAGCAGCAGATCCCCCTGAAAGAGGCCATCGCAGGTTATCAGAGGAACGCCGACTACTCGCAGAAAACGCAGGCCCTCGCGCAAGAGCGGAAGGCGTTTGAAGCGGAACGCAACAATGTGGTGGCTGAGAGGGCGCAGTACAGCCAACTTCTCTCCGCTCTGAGCTCTCAACTCGAGCAGTTGATGCCTCAGGAGCCGAACTGGGAAGAGCTGCACCGCAACGATCCCATCAACTACCCGCTTATTCGTGATCAGTGGCGTGACTACAAAGAGCGCCTCGCTGCGACGCAAGCCGAACAGGCCCGTCTTCAGCAGATCGGCGAATATGAAAAACAGGGCAAGCTTCGCGAAATTGTCGAGCAGGGAAAGAAGTACCTGCACGATAAGGTTCCGGAGTGGAAAGACGAGCAAAAGTGGGAATCGGCTAAGGTGAAACTTCGCGAGTACGGCCTCAAGGTAGGCTACTCCGATGAAGAGCTGAAGCAGGCATACGACCCCCGTGCTCTGATTGTCCTTGATAAGGCGCGCAAGTACGACGAGCTCATGGCGAACAAGCCGAAGCCTGTGAAGGCCAACGCTCCGAAGCCGATGAAGTCTGGTGGTACATCAAGCGTTCCTGTGCGTTCCACGGATTTTGCGAGGGCATCCCAGCGTCTCAAATCGTCTGGCCACGTCAACGACGCGGCTGCACTGTTTGGTCTTCTCGACTCGAAAAAGAGGTAAATTATGGCTGCGGTTTCTAAGGTTACGACCTACGACAACGTCAACGCGATCCGCGAAGACCTGTCGAACATCATCTACGACATCTCCCCCGTTGACACGCCGTTCATGTCCAACATTGGCCGTGACAGCGCCGACAACACCTACTACGAGTGGCAGACGGACGTACTCGCTAGCGCGTCCACCAATGCTGCGATCGAAGGCGCCACGGCTGGTGATGCCGACTTCGTTGCGACCGTTCGCGTTGCTAACTACACCCAGATCTCCACGAAGATCATCTCGGTGTCGGGCACCGCTGACGCGACCAACAACGCCGGCCAGCGCACCGTTATGGCCTACGAGACTGCCAAAAAGGCGAAAGAGCTGAAGCGCGATATGGAGTACATCCTCCTTCGCAACCAGGCTGGCGTCGCGGGCAACAACTCGACGGCTCGTAACACCGCTGCGCTCCCGACGTGGCTCATCACCAACTCGGTGGCCAACGGCGCTACGCTTCCCTCGATGTCTGGCGCTTCTGGCAACGGCTATCCGAGCACCGCGTGGACGGGTCTCTCGACCTCGACCGACGTGGCGTTCACGGAGACGATGCTGAAGACCGCGATCCAGAACGTCTGGTCGCAGGGCGGCGATCCGAAGGTGCTGATGGTTGGCCCGTACAACAAGACTGTTGCTTCGGGCTTCGCTGGTCTCGCTGAGCAGCGCATCACCTACAACCAGGTGAAGCCGCTCAAGATCATTGCGACGGCGGATGTCTACCTCTCCGACTTCGGCGAGGTCGCCATCGTTCCGAACCGTTTCCAGCCGGAAAACTTCGCCTACGTGCTCGACCCCGAGTACGCCTCGGTGTCGTACCTCCGTCCCTTCCGCACGTTCGATCTCGCCAAGACCGGCGACTCGGACAAGAAGGAAATGGTGGTCGAGTACGGCCTGCGCATTAAGTCTGCTAAGGCTCATGCGGCGATCGCGAACCTCACCACCTCTGCGTAATGAGATGGACGGGGGTGGCCAACCGGCCATCCCCGTTCTTTCTATTGGGAGATGAAAGTGGCTGAAGAATACGCTCCAGGGGTCTTCGATCTTGGCACAGACCAGGTTGGTCAGACGCTGACGAAGATGCATATTACGCCTGACGGTAAACTGCATATTGAGAACACAACGAACATTGACGCTATCGCCGAGCAGGCGAAGGCGGAACGCAACGAAGTGTCTCGGACCAGCAAAACCGGCGATATGGTGAAGGTCGCGTCTCTACCGATGATGGTGTACCTCGACTTGGAGAAACGTGGTATCTTGCGCGACAAGTCTGCTATGAGGAAGTGGTTGGCTTCGGAAGAGGCTGCCCCTTATAGAACCCACTGGATGATGAGCTAATGGCGACAATCACCAACTACGCGACGCTCAAGTCCACGATTGCGGATTACCTGAACCGCGCGGATCTGACCTCTCAGATTGAGACGTTCATCCAGTTCACAGAGGCTGATCTCAATACGCGCCTGCGCTGCAGGGAACAGATTGTGCGCGCTGAGGCCACGTCTTCTGCTGAATATGTCCAGCTCCCGGCTGATTGGCTCGAGGCCATTAATCTCCATATTGTCGATGGCCAGCAGCCGCTGCGCTACATCACGCTTGATGAGGCTGACATCGTCAACAAGGAGCAGCTCTACACGGCCCCGCATTTCTATTCGTTGATGAACGGCGCCATTGAGATCATCCCTGAGCCTGGCGACGACATCGACATTGAGATGATTTACTACGCCAAGATTCCGACCCTTACGGATGTGAACACGACCAATTGGCTGCTGACCAAAGCCCCAGACGTGTACCTTTATGGGGCCTTGACGCATGCGGCTCCTTTCCTTCTGGACGACCAGCGCATCCCGGTGTTCGCTCAGATCTATCTGACTCGTGTACAGGCTCTTATGGACGAGTCGCAAAAGTCGCTACACAGCGGCTCTCCCCTGATCGCTAGAACGCGGAGGTCTTACTAATGGCTGGCCTGACTAACTTTGCTGAGGATCTCGTCCTCGACTGGCTGTTCACGACTGCGTCGGCCACCCGTCCAACCTCGTGGTATGTCGGCCTGTACACGGTCGCTCCGGGTGAGGGCGGCGGCGGTACTGAGGTGTCTGGCGGCTCCTATGCCCGCACGGCTGCCACGTTTACGGTCTCCGGCACTGCGCCGACGACGGCTTCCAACTCTGCGGCTGTTGAGTTTCCTGAGGCGACTGGTAGCTGGGGCACGATTGTCGCTGCTGGCATCTTCGACGCCTCGCCCTCCGGCAACCTGATAGCGTTCGCCAACCTGACGACCTCGAAGGCCATTGATACGGGTGACGTTCTGCGCTTCAATATCGGCGCTCTGGACATCACGCTTGACTGATGGCGTACCTTGGCCGTCCATACGGTGAATATGACTATGGCGTAGGGGTCTATGGGACTTCCTACATCATAGATTTTGATCCGTATCCCGGTCGGAACTACGGTGGCGGCGATTACGGTGTCTGGAGTTATGGCGACAGCCTAACCGTAGACCCGGGCGTCTCAACGTCAGATGGTTCATGCTCTGCATCTTTCGCTATAGATGCTGTCGCCTCTGGCTCATCGACGTCGGACGCTTCTTTTACGGCAGATGAGTTTAAGTCGGCTCATGCTTCGGCGACCTGTACGTCGAACATGGTGGCGATCCTTAACAACCAGATCGACGTTGATGCCGTCTGTACGATTACGTCGGATGCATCTGCTGAAGGTTATGTCCTCGTCTTGGTCGAGGCTGACGGAACATCCGAGAGCGACGGTCTATTCACGGCTTACCGCATCCGGTCTGTATCCGAGACTGTGCAGGCTGCCTCAGACGCAACCGCTGCTGGAAATGCGATCTATTCTGCGGTAGAACTGATAACAGTTCAGAGTGATATGACGGCCTCGGCGGGGCTGAATGTTTCATCCTCCGCAACCGTGACGATCACCTCCGACATGACGGCGAACGGGCGGTATCTGTGGGAGAAGGAGATCGTGGCTTCGGAAACGTGGACAACCCAGTCATCGACCGCAGCAACGTGGACACCGCAAACCGTTTCTCCTGAAGTTTGGACAATCCAGTAGGAGGCTTAAGTGGCCGATTCATATACCACTAACCTGAACCTGACGAAGCCCGAAGTCGGCGCTTCCCGTGATACTTGGGGTACGAAGCTCAACACCGACCTTGACACGGTTGACGCCCTTTTCAACGCGGCTGGCAACGGCACGTCTGTCGGTCTTCAGGTTGGCTCAGGCAAGACGCTGACGATTGGCGGCACGATCACGCTGAACGGCACGATCAACGGCTCTGCGGCTGTCGGTGTGGCTAACGGCGGAACGGGCGCTACGTCCCTCACCGCGAACAACGTCATCCTCGGAAACGGCACGTCGGCTGTTCAGGTTGTGGCCCCGGGCTCGTCTGGCAATGTGCTGACTTCAAACGGCACGACGTGGCAGTCGGTTGCTGGCATTAGCCTTTCTGGCGACAACACGTGGACCGGCGTTCAGACTTTTGCTGGCACTTCGTCAAAGATTGGCGCTGTTCTGGTCGATGTCGCCGAGAACGCCACCGTGTCCGCGACCGCTGCGGGTAGCACCACCATCAACTACGATGTCACAACACAGGCGATCCTGTATTACACGACAAATGCCACCGCAAACTTTACCATCAACTTCCGTGGCTCGTCCGGCACGTCGCTGAACACGCTGATGACGACGGGGCAGGTGATGACGGTTGCCTTCCTGAACACCAATGGCGCGACGGCCTACTACAACTCTGTGGTGCAGGTTGACGGTTCGTCTGTGACGCCGAAGTGGCAGGGTGGCACGGCTCCGTCGCAGGGCAATGCGTCCTCGATTGACGTGTATACCTACACCATCATTAAGACCGGCTCGGCTGCGTTCACCGTGCTGGCTTCTCAGACCAAGTTTGCCTGATAGGGGTTGACGTATGACGACTGTTGTTACGCGAGGCGCTGCTTCCGCACAGGCTCTTGGCTATGCCGCGCGTTCGACTGACGCAGCGTTCATTGAAGATGTGTTTTCGACGTATCTGTATACTGGGAATGGCTCAACGCAGACGATCACCACTGGAATTGATCTCTCGACTAAGTCCGGCCTTGTGTGGATGAAAAGCCGTGGCGGCGTGACCGACCATGCTTTGTATGACACTGCTCGCGGCGCGACGTTTGACCTTGCCTCGAACCTGACGTCTGCTCAAACAACACAGTCTACTGGTTTGACAGCATTTAGCGCGACCGGCTTTTCACTTGGCGCGCTTGCCAAATTGAATACGAACGCCGTCAACTACGCCTCATGGACCTTCCGCAAGCAGGCGAAGTTCTTTGACGTTGTGACGTATACTGGAAACGGCGCGGGAGGCGCTCGGGCTATCCCTCACAGCCTTGGCTCAACTCCGGGTTGCATCATTATTAAATACTATTCCGGAACTGTTCCGGGAGGGTCAGACTGGTACGTCTATCACCGTGGGCTGACGACGCCTGCCACACAGTTCGTGCGTCTTTCTAACACCGCCGGTCAGGCGACCACAACTATTTGGGGAAGTACATCACCCACGGCGACAGACTTCTATGTCTCCACGACGACACTGAACCAGAACGGCACGAACTACGTCGCCTATGTGTTCGCGCACGACGCTGGCGGCTTTGGCAATTCTGGTTCTGACAATGTGATTACGTGTGGGTCGTTTACGACTGACGGTTCTGGCAATGCGACGATAAACCTTGGGTATGAGCCTCAGTTTGCCATAGTAAAAGCATCATCTACGACCGGATCTTGGCTGATGGTTGACCAGATGCGCGGTTTTACGGTTTCGTCTGCGGCTGTTTTGTTCGCTAACTCTAGCGGAGATGAAGGCGTTACCAGCGGACTTGTTCCAAACTCGACTGGCTTTCAAGGCGTTGGCCTTTCTGCGTCCACAACCTACATCTACATCGCCATCCGCCGTGGCCCGATGCGGACGCCGACGAGCGGGACGAGTGTGTATTCGACTGTGACGTACACCGGAGACGGAAATGCTAATCGTCAGATTGGCACAACCATCACGCCAGACTTGTCTATTGTGAAGGCGCGCACGAACAACACAGTCCCGATGTGGGCTGATCGCCTGCGCGGGCAGGCTGTCGTTTATTCGTCTGCCACGGCTGCGGAAGTTAACCCTGCGACCGGGCTTTCTGGAGGCGGTCAGATCATCGACACTGGCGTGCAATCCGGGATCAAAATCCTTCAAGGCACGTCTAACGTCAACAACGTGAACCAGAGCACGATCACCTACGTTGACTGGAACTTCCGTCGTGCGCCCGGCTTCTTCGACGAGGTTTGCTATACCGGGACAGGAAGTCTGAGGACGGTATCTCACAATCTTAGCTCCGTTCCAGAACTTCTGATTGTAAAGAGACGAGACACGCTTGAGGATTGGAACGTCTATAGCGCAACGACCGGCAACGCGGCATATCTTCGGTTGAATACAGACGCCGCTGTAGGGACTGCCGGAGCCGACGCTCTCTGGGGTAGCACGACGCCAACATCGTCCGTGTTTACCGTAAAGACTTCTGGCGGCACAAATGCGTCTGCGGGGACTTATGTCGCCTACTTGTTTGCGTCTGTCGCTGGCGTCAGCAAAGTCGGAACATATACAGGATCCGGCACCACCAAGCAGATCGACTGTGGCTTTACGGGCGGCGCGCGTTTCGTCTTGATTAAGCGCACTGACAGCACTGGCGACTGGTACATCTGGGACAGCTCGCGTGGTATTGTTGCCGGAAATGATCCGTACCTGTTCCTTAACTCCACGGCACTGGAAGTAACCAGCACAGACTACGTTGATACCTACTCGGCAGGCTTTGAGCTCAGCTCAACGGCTCCTGCGGCAATCAATGCGAACGGCGGCACCTTCATCTTCTTGGCAATCGCGTGAGGCACATCATGGAAGTACGGGTTAGATCAACTGGCGCGGTGATGCTTGAAGATCAGCTTCGCCGCTGGCTGCATGAGACTGGTGGGCCGTCCTACGAGACGCTGACGCCTGAAGTAATGGAAGCGATTGGCGTCGATCCTGTGTTTGAGGGCGCGCAGGCGACTGGTGGCAACGTCTATCAGTATTCCATTCGGCAGGGCGTCGAGCAGCAGGCTGACGGCAAGTGGTACTCCAAGTACGTCCTCGGCCCGATCTTCGTGGACAACGAGGACGGAACTGCCGCGCAGCAGGAAGCAGCCTACAAGGCGTACAAGGATGCCGAGCAGGCGAAGGCTATCCGTGACCAGCGCAACTCCAAGCTCGCCGCGTGCGACTGGACCCAGTTGGCAGATGCTCCCGTAGATGACCTCGTATGGGCTGCCTACCGGCAGGCTCTCCGTGATGTCACGGCGCAGGCTGGGTTTCCTTGGAATGTGACGTGGCCTGTGGAGCCGTAAGATGACCGGACATACCGACGAAACCGTAAAGCAACTCGCAGACGCGGCGTCGGTGTTGACGGCCGTTGGTACGGTTGCTGGTATTTTGCCCGCGATGGCTGCTTTGTTCACGATAATCTGGACCGGCATCCGCATTTACGAGACTGATACGGTCCAGAAGTGGCTGAAAAAATAAATGGACCCGTTGACGATTCTAGCCGCCGCGAAGGGTAGCTATGAGGCTATCAAGGCTGGAATCAAAATCGGCAAAGAAATCCAGGGAATGCTTGGCGATGTCTCACAACTGTGGGGCTCAGTCGCCAAGCTAACTCAGATTGCGGCAGATCCACCGCGCCCGAAGCTATTCGACAAGAAAAGCGCGGAGCAGCTCGCCATAGACGCTTTTACGGCAAAGAAGCAGGCCGAAGAGTGGGAAGCCGAGATTCGCAACAACATCGTCGCTGCATATGGCCTGAAGGGTTGGGAAGAGATACAGCGGGAAATAACCAGAATTAGGAAAGAGCAGAAGCTGAAGGCATTACAAGAAAAGCAGGAACGGGAAGAGTTTTTAAACGACCTGAAGCTGCTTGGTTCTGTAATCTTTGTGGGCTTCTTTCTAGTTTCAGTTCTGATCTCGGTAGCAATCATCCTCAACTAGGAGCCACAGATGTCTCTGGCTAATGATCTCAAAGTTCTCGGTCCAAAGGGCAACCCGACGACAATCAAGTTGCTGGCTGCCTGCGCCGAAGAGATCATGGCGGAGTACGAGATCAACACCCCGTTGCGGGTTTCCCACTTCTGGGCTCAGGCAGCTCACGAGTGCGCTGGTTTCAGGACCATGCACGAGTACTGGAAGCCTACGCCTGCGCAATGCCGATATGAGGGGCGGAAGGATCTTGGGAAGGTGCAGCCAGGGGACGGGTATTTGTTTCGGGGCCGCGGGATCTTTCAACTCACTGGACGCGCCAATTACGAGACCATGGGTAAGAAGCATGGGCGCGACCTGATTGGAAACCCTGACCTAGCAGCACAGCCAGAAGGTGCCCTGCGGATTGCC